TCACCATCATGTCAATATAATCAGACACGATGTTATCCGATGCTTTTACCAATGAATGCAGCGGTCCAATATAATCGGATCCCGCTGGCGACATATTAATAATGCCTTCCGCCTTGGCCTTGCCCTTCTTTTTAACAGAAGTCTCGGCCTTAACCTTCTGTGGCTGCGCTACACTCTTCGCTTTTGGCTTAAGTGCAACCACCACACTTTTCTTCTTTTTTGTTGTGCCCTCGGCTAAAGCAACCTTGCCTTCAGCCTTGGCCAACAGAGGAACACGAAGCAACCTCGCTTCAGATTTGCCACCGCCGGTTACCCCCACCAAAGGAGTCAACCTGGCTTCAGCGAGCTGCCGACCACGTCTAAGTGGTCTGTAGCCCCGCCGACCGCTCTTCCTCGGTTCGGCTAATTTTTGTATTTTTATCAAATTTTTCCCTTCGCTGTAGCACAGCTCGACTCCCGCCCGTCTCTCACGTTACGCACACAAGGCGCGTGCCGGAGAAATGCGGGTGCCCAAAACAGGGAAAAACAGACTTCTGTACTCCACCCTACTCTTTGCATAACGAGAGTAGCCGCGAGGATCATACTTTTTCCAAAGTCGTTCAATATAATCGAACACCTCTTCATCAAAGCAAGTGTTCTGTAATGCGGAATTGAACGCCTGATTCTTCGCCTCTCTACGTCCCTCGAGCGTCTTCATGCCCTCGGACTCGTAACGCAAACCCCAAAAGATTTTACCCTTCCGAGAATGATTCGGTACAAACACACCGGGTGACACCTCCAACGGTTCATCACCCAAAAACGTATGACCCACGCCAAATCTCCCATTCGGCGCTTCATATTTCCAATTGATACCCAACTCAGCGAACCACATTTTCACATTCTCCTGTGAAAAAGTTTCCATATTGAGATTAAATTCTTCATCTTCGTCCCAAGCTATGACGTTGTCATCGCCGAACGCACACACATCAAAGTGTTGATCGATGAAGTCATTTAACTCCTCCCATCGCTCTATCAAGCCAGGCGGGCCATAAATTTCAGCCCATCGGATAATCACAAAAGTGACGGCAATCATCATCGCGATACTATTCATATCCGACGTCAGTAAATGCCCACTCGGATTCCCCGAGTGTTTCCGATAAACTTGTCCATTCATGCAGAAGACCAAGCAATCGCGCAAACGCTCCAAGATTTCTCTTTTCAGGTTCTTGTAGCGCTCCGATGTCAATGCCTCCAACACAAAACCAACGCACTTCAACAAGTGAGTAGCTAAACTACTATCGTACCCGACGCCATCGCCAGCATACGCGTGCATCCGCCCTCTAAGAACGTGCACCATATTGTTGAAATCGCCTTTTTCACGTCTAGTGCCAACCTTGAACCACGCAAGTGGATAGTGCCATAGTATGTCGTGAAACATGCTTGACAGCGGGCCCCACAGAACTTCCATAATGAAGTGACATAAAATATTTGAGGGAAAGAACAATCTCGTGTTCTCCTCCCTAACCTTCGCCACCTTCCTCAGTTCTCTTTTCAAGGACCCCAAGATTGGCATCTCATCGATCATCCACTTATCTTGTAAGTGATGATCAATATGGAGGGTGTCTTGTTTGAGACACTCCTCCACTACCTCCAACAAACCATTGCGGATTTCCGGATCGTCAACACAACCCTTCTTATCCGTTTTCCATCTATTAAAAGGATAACCTGGTGATTTATCTGGGTCACCAACCCATTTATCCAGAACCATGTCCCAGCTTTCGCGGGGCCTAGCTTCTGTTCTCTCCAAAATATACCGCTGTAATCTCCACTTGACCAGGCACGTTGCTGCTAACAGCGTGTCTGGATCATAATGATAGTCCTTCTCATCAAACTCATGTATCTTATTCTCGACTATATGATGTCTGATAGGCGCAGGTGCATACTCGTTTTCCCCCAAAAACAGGTTCGGGACAGG